GATGAAAATGCAATCAATCCTTTTGATTTCTGGCAAGGTGCTGACTTCAAGATCAAGATCAAGAAGGTAGCTGGTTTCTGGAACTATGATAGTTCAGAATTTGCTGCACCAAGTCCACTTCTATCTGATGATGAAGCACTAGAAGCTCTATGGAAGAAAGAATACTCTCTTCAAGAGTTAGTATCAAGTGATAAGTTTAAATCTTATGATGATCTCAAGACTCGTCTTGCTTATGTTCTTGGTAACAAGTCTAAGCCTGCAGC